CCTGATCGATGTTGCCGTCCGATAGGAACATCCACCCAAACCGGCCACCATATTGCGGCCCCGGCGCGGCAAATTGCGGCGTCGGAAAGCCAATAAAGCCAAAGAACATGCGCACGATCTTGACATGGCCGGGCGCAGTGTAGAGCGAATCGGAGGGCCCGTAACAAGCGCGCAAGTTGCCCTTGTCGAGCGGAAACAGATTCTCCATCCACCACGATTCTTGATCGTCGATCGAGCCGCGGCGGCTTTGCTGGTTGATGCCGCGAATCCACTCTTCAATGGTCACAATTTCAGGGTCGTTTGAGCTTTGAAGGGGCATGTCGAGACCGGGCGGTGTTGGCGGTAGTCTTCTAAGGGACTCGGGACCGCCGAGCGTGGTGGCCGGCCACGATCCCGCCCGGCTCAGGTCCCCAATGCCACATGAAGCACACTTTTTCTTCGCGTTTTTCGACGGACAGGATGAAAAGTTCCCGGCAATCCTTGCAGTCGAATAAGTAGCCGGGGCCGATCAGGCGTTCGAAATCGAGGTTAGTGCCGTCGCATAGCGGACATCTCATCACCCTGTCGCCGGGAGTAAAGTAGTTCGCAGGAGCCTTGACCATCAGTAATTGCCTCGCACGAAACTATTGAAATAGCCACCCAAGCTCACCGAATTGCTCCAGCGTTCGAATTCGATCTCGGGAAAGTCCGGGATCACATAGGACCGGCCGTCTTTGAAGGTAATAAATAACTCGCTGGTTTCGTCGTCATATGAAAGCCTGACTATAGCACTCGAGCCTTTCGAGACGTCGGTTCTCATGGCGGCAGATACGGCGCCGTCGGCGGCGTAAAACTCGCCGTCCACTCGGCGCGGCCGTTGAGAATGCGCAGCTCGTCGAAATAGCAACTGATGCCGGCCACGCTGCTAAAACAAAATCTGGGATAGCCCGAGTCAGCAGAAATTACGTCGTTGTAATTAGCACGAGTGCTTATGAGTACTCCATTTGTAAAAACTCTTAACGTTCCAGTTTGACGAGTTGCCGCCAAGTGAGTCCACTCATTCGCCTGAACGGTTTGTCCATAAACATATCCTGTTGAGTTTGTATACCAATATTGCCTTGAAGAGCTGTTTATGACTCCCAGGTGGGTCTGGACAGGGTTGTTCCAATAATATACTGACCAATGAACTTGATTATATACTAGCGGATATACCCATATATCCATTGTAAAATCACCAGTAATGGTAAAGTCTGGGTTTATGCCTGGAATATTGAGCCATCCAAGATTGTTATTGTTATAACAAGATGTGCCGCCAAATTTGGATTGATCGGAAGAAATTTGAGGGTAGCCGGAGCCGGCAACATTGATTCTCTGACTATGTGGACTGGAATCAATAAAAACTCTGGAACCTGGCGTGCCGTCGAAATGCAACAGCAGCACTAAATCCGCATCGTACGTCGGCAGCGACGGAGGATGACCGTGAAAATAAATATACGACCCAGACCGTAAATGCTTCATCCTTGCCTCTGAAGATACCACACATCAAATCCGATATTTGACGTGCCGCTCTGCTGAAGTTGTATGCCGAGTCCAGAATCTGCGGTCCACCACGGATCGCCGGCCGGACTCTCATCAAGGACACCGCCTGAATCCTCGCCGAAGTTCATGATGTGCGACAACGCGACGCCGCTGGTGTCTTGAATGGTAATAGTGACCGCGGGCGCGGATATGCTCAGCACCAGCCGGTAAATCGCGACACTTTGTCCCTCGGCCGCCGGCACCAAAATTATGGTTCCGGCCGTCGAGTTGCCCTTGGCATGGGAAAACGTGCCGATCGGAAACCGTGCCATCACATCGTCTCTTTTTCCATCAGCACCCGGTAGGTGCCGGCGGTGAAAACGAAGTCCCGTACCCGCCAGCCATCAGCGGCTAGATTGTTAACCTGTCCGACAATGGCCGGAATGCCGAGACCGGCCTCGAATTCGAGGTATTCGTAGGCGAAGGTGCTGAACGCCGGGGCTGGTCCAGTTGTGTCGGTCATGCTGCCCTCAATGTTGCTGCATAAGGTGACATCAGGAATTGCGGACACACAACACTCGCACAGAACGGCAAATCGCTGTTAAACAATTGCGCCATGGCCTGGGCGTCCTGGGCACGCTGCTGCTGCATCAGGCACAAGACGGCCGCCCAATAAGAGCAAGCGTCTGACCACGGGTAAGGGATTGGCTCTGGCGAATCATCGTTCACAAGTGACGCAGGGATGCAGGTCAGGTCGAGCTCCATCGGCTGCATCTGGGACGGAATCGGCGCCAGATAAATTTTGGCGTTGGGGCCCTCACCAAGACTTGCCCACCAACCGGGATCGCTGATCGTCCCTATGAACGTGCGGCCGTACACCCGGAACCGGGCTTGAAAATCACTCCACACAATCCTGCGCCACGTCGGCTTCCATGAGCCGCCGACGATCTCGCCGTCTTGCCATTTGCCGCCAATGCCGATTGAGATCGAACGGCAGAACAGAATCGAATGCACGCCCGCCATCTCGCCCTGCACTAGGGCATTCCAGGCAGAGAGCGGATAAACCTCCTGATTGGGAACCGTGTAGGTGCCTGGCGGTACGACGCGTAAACAGCCCGAAGCGGCAGCGATACGCCGACGAGCTTTGTTAATGTAGGCGGTCAGGCGCGGGATAGTAAAAAATTGGGCACCTGAATCATTCAAGAGGTCCTGGGTGTCTGCAATGTATTGCTGAAGCATGACGTTCACTCTATACTGTCGGCGCTGCGGACGATGTCACTCGCCCGCCGCGCCTAACCAGTGATCTATCGGAGGTAGACCCATGGCTAAGTTCAAGCCTAAAAGAATTCATTCCGAAGAACAATTGCTCAACCTCGTTTCGTATGATCCTGAAACGGGATACATTCTTACCAAGCCTCAAAGAATTGGCGCGACAGCAATTCAAAGAAGGTGGCCGTACCGCGTTGTTCACATTGGGGGTAAGCAATATCTTGAACATCGTTTGGCGTGGTTTTTGATGACAGGAAAATTTCCGCCGTCCAACATGGCTGTTGACCACATCAACGGCGACTCTACCGATAACCGCTGGAGCAATCTGAGGCTCGCGACGCCATCGCAGAACCAAAGGAACCGCACAAGGATCAACAAAAATAATGGTGCTGGGTTGAGCGGGGCTTACCAGAACCGGAAAGAATACAGTAAACGTTGGTTCTCTCGTCTTGGCGACAAGCATCTTGGTTCCTTCGCGACAAAAGAAGAAGCCCATGAGGCGTATCGAAAGGCAGTCATCGAAAAATACGGTTCCTTCGCACCCGATCGACTCAAGACTTGATCAACACGTTAAGGCCCCTGAGACCGGATACAAAATGCCGGCGACGGTCGCGGTCATTGTCCCATCACTGAACACGAAGGTGGCAGGACCGGCAACGCCACCGATGCCGTGTGCAGCCGCCACATTCACCGCGCCCGTAGTTGGGCCGACGTAAACCCACAGGCCCGCGGGAATTACCGCGTTGGCAGCAATGTTAGTCGGCGTCGTCCAGTTGATGGTGAACCCGACCGGCCGCGGCGCTGGCGGGTTAGGCGGGCACTGGTACCACCACCACCACGGCGGCGATGCCTGGGGCGGACAGCATTGAGGATTCCATGACGGCGTACAGCACTGTTGTTGAGGCCACATGGCATTTTTCCTAACAGCAAGGTGGCAGCCCGGGCCCAGTAATAAGCCCCGTTCCCGGCGCGCGCGATTCAGTCTCAAATGCCCATGGCGGCCGTGGATACGGATTCTGCTGCTGCCACGGCGTACAGGCACGGGGAATGATGTTCTGGGGCGAGGTAAACACTGTCGGATACCAGCATGAACGGCCGCAGCATGAACAACAGCGCTGGCCCCACCACCACATTTCTTTGGACCTTTATGGCGACGGCGGAATGACCGGCCCCGGCGGTACACCCGACAACGGCGGGATCGACCAACTCGGCTGCGCCGTGAACGTCTGGCCGCCCGTGATGCCCTGCAGAATAATCCCGGTCGAGGGCTTCGAGCAAACCAGCTGCAGTGCCGTCAAGGTCAGGCCGATAGATGCAATCTGGCCTTGTGGAATGGTCGAATACCACCCAGTCCAGGCAAAGTTAGCGTCTTCGTGAATCACCAACGTGATGTATTTAGAGTTAAACCCGATTGCCATGCCCTTGGGCATGTTGAGATCGAAGAAAATAGGAGTATCGCCAAGTAAAAGGCCACGAAAACCGCTGTTGACCGGGTCATCCTTGCCCCACCTCGATGACGGATCGTTGTTGTAGCGCTCCACGCTCATAAAGTCGGTCAGTAGCGTTGTCCAATCCTCGACCGACATGACCACGAAATCAAGCGCCTCGCCGCCATTGTATTTCGGCGATTGCAACAGCTGCGGAATGAAGGTGGCGCGGGTCAAGATGGCCCCTGCAGTTGGCACTACGAGCCCCGCCCACAGCGGATAGGTCGTGCGCGACAGGCCGCCATAGGTCGGCGCCGTGGTGGCGTTGCCATAGGCATCCTGCAACGAGAACATCTGCGTGACGGGCGGACCGGGCGGGCCGAACAGCGCGCCGGCCAACTGGAACAGCGCCGAATTCTTCATGTCGTTGAGCTTGAGCATCAAACGACTGCAGACGGCGATCGCGTCCTGGGTGACCAGCTGCTCAAGGCCCAGAGAACTAACAGGGGTTGCAAGAGCGCATAAATTAAACTCTGCGTTAACGGTCGCGGCCACATCAGGGGGGATATTGAACTGTCCGCTAGGGCCTATCCAGCTTGAAGCAACGTACTGCCCCGTCTGAACCGGCTGGGTGTACGGAGACACACCACCCGAAGCGCGGATGGCGTTACGCAACAGGAGGGCCAACAAGGGGTTCTGCCGATAGAGCAAAACCACGACCATTTGGGCAAAAACACGCCTTACGGTCGCTTGAAGCTCTGTCCCGATCGTACCGCCCGGAATTATGCCGGCCCCGAGTAAAGGCATCAGAATTCTCCGTTACGCGCCCGCGCCGCATCGCGCTCGGCAGCTCCCAAAAGCTGGTTGAAACCCCACTTTTCCGGGTCCTTGCTGATTTCGGAAAACTCGTCCCGCTTTTCGAAATTCCAAAAACGCTGCGAGCCGGAGGTCGGCTCGGCCGGACGGGGGTCCTTCGATGCCTTGAGAAGGGCGCCGGCCTCGTAGTCGCCGATGTTGCGCTCAATCATCAGGTCTTCGAGTTGCTTCATGCCCTCGTCGGTGAATTTATATTGGTCCTGCACCTTCTTGCGCAGGTCCTTGAATTTCTCGGCGTCGGCGGCCTCGTTCTTCTTGCGTTCGGCGTCCTCGCGCTCTTTTTTCTCCTGATCGAAACGCGCTTCCATCTTTTGCTCGAGGTCGTAACCCTCGATCTGCAGATTGGGATAGGCGCGCTTGATCAGCGCGCGAGCCTCTTTGCCGAATCGCGGATCGTTGTAGATCGGCTCGACAAAGTCCGCGACCTGCTTGCGGCCGAGAAGATGCGAATATTCTTCATCGCTGAGCGTGCGGGGCATTAGAGATACTCCAGACAAACTAGTTTAGTTTGAGTTTGTCTTGCCGATCACGCTCGGCTGCAACGGAATCCCGCCTTCTAATTTCGGAACGACTTTCGGAATCGCGCCCCATTCCGAAACCTCGCTCTGCGTGTCGACTTGCAAAATGCTGCGCGGCGGCGTGTCGGGTGGGGAGCTTAGCGGCGGATCAAAAGCTACGATTCTGGGCCATCAGAATCACTCCTTTCTGGCTTTATACTTTGCACGGTACCTTGCTTGATTTTCTTTATAACAAATTGGGCATGCGCCATTTTTGTTACGAAACTCAAGCGGCGGAAGCGGATGACCTTTCTTACAAACGTTTCCTTTGTAGCGCGAGAATGGTCTTCGTCGTTTTAGGTTTTCGCTGTGAGTTTCCGTTATTAGATGCTCTGGATTTACACACCATTCATGCGAACAAGTGTGGCTGATTTCCAAGCCCTTTGGCACCTGTTCGCATCTGAACAATTCGTACGCCACGGTAGCCGTCTTGCGACACACTCTCCTTTGTGGACCTGTTCGGTAACTCATGTGCGGGTAATTGTGGGTGCCAATCTTGCCAAGCCATTCCCAGCATCCGCCCTCCACCGGCCGCGACAATCGTTCCAATTGGTCTCGTGGGTCTTCCCTCTCCTGCCTTCCCATAGGAAGGTGATATGGTTCCTTAGCCATTTCTCTAGCTCCGATAGAGTTGTGGTTAGGCTTTGCGGACGATTAGCCGTCGTCCGCAGGGCCGTCCTACGTGAGGACTACCGTAGGCTTAGCGCGAAATCACATTCCCGGCAATGGCGCTGCAGGCGCCGGCACCCCCGGCACACTTGATCCGGGCTCTCCGCCAGGCTGGCCACCGCCACCGCCGCCGCCGCCGCCCGACTGGCTGCGGGACGACATGATCCGCTGCAGCAGTGCGTTTTTGATCACGTTGCGCAGGAGGTCCTGCAGCCCGGTCTGCTGCACGCCGGCCTCTGGCGCGCTCTGCGCCATGTGGCGGCCGAGCCGGCCCAGTGAGCCGTGGATGTCCTTCCATTGCGGCGAGTTGGCCGGAAACATCTGCAGGGCCTGGGTCAGCATGCCGTGGGCCTGGGTTACCAGCATCATGCCCTGGGCCATGTTGCCCGGGCCCGGTGCGGTAACGGGTGGGCCCATTTGCTGCCGGCCGAGCATGGCCAGCACCGGACCGCCTCCCGGGGGTCCGCCTGGGGGTGGAGCGCCGCCGGGCGACGGGCCAGGACCAGCACCCGGAGATGCTGATTCGTCTGGTTCAGCACCAGGATCGAAAGCGTTGGCCATAATTTACTCCCCAACGCCGTCCTTAGTCGCGCGAGGGGGACAGGGGCTGGGGGGCCTCTGGATGACCAAGGACGGCGGCCATGACGGCGCGCACAGGCTATGTCTTTGGCGCGGCCAGAGCAAGGCGTCGCTTGTGACGGCGGCGTTTGATTCCGGCCCTTTCGCAACAATCGGAATGGCAATAAATTGCATTTTTCCGTCGCTGGGGCGGAATCGGTTTGCCACACTCTTTGCATTTACGCTGATGCAAACGTGACCCAATTGGTGCCGTTGTATTGCAGGTTTACGGGATGGTCCACAACGTCAGGGTGCTACCCTGTGCGATGACTGTGGCGGTGGCGTTGGTTATGCTCTGCGCCGCCTGCAGGTTGAACGTGCCGGCAGTGTTTACGCTTATGGTGCCGTTGATGACTGCGGTTGTGGCCGCGGCTGGGGTGCCGCCGGTAATTTGTACGTTGGATGCTAGTATCAAGCCATAAGCAGATACGCCGCCGGGTGCGCTGACAAGATAACCGCTGCAAACAAAACTTGAGTACGCCACCGTTCCCGCCGGGCCGACGGCGATTCCGCCCAGGTTGCCGCCCGATGATACTTGGATGATTGCTGCAAACGCGTAATTCAAGCTTCCTACCAGGGTGGCTTGAAGGCCTGGAATTACTGTAAAACCTGTGCTGGTGAGATTTACAGGGCTAGTCGTTCGCAAATAGGTAAAATTGGTTGGCCCGACTGGTCCGGCCGGCCCTGTTGCTCCAGTCGGCCCCTGTGGTCCGGTCGCCCCCGTTGCTCCGGTTATGCCTTGTGCCCCTATCGGACCCTGAGGCCCAACAGGCCCGGCCGGGCCCACCGGCCAATAGAACGGCGGCGGCTGTGTCTGCTGGCAACAGCACGGCGAACAGCCGCAGTTCTGACATGTCATCAACATGGCTTACCTCCGCGACCGCTTCATACCGTGCCCGCTCGGCGGCATGCGCAACACGTCGCGCATGAATTCCTCGCTCTTCTGCTCCTTGGCCTGCTCGGCCTGCGCCTTCTGACGCTGCTTGAGCCGCGCCAGCAGAAGCTGTGAACCAGGTGGATGCAACATATGAATTAAATCCTCGGCGTCGATCGCCCCTGCGCGCGCTAATGCGATTGCGACCTGCCGGTTGTCCTCGGCAAAGGCGGGCGAGGCCGAATGCGAGTCGACCTCGACTTGGAAATTACCTGGCAGATCGCCCAGCGTGAACGAGGTGCCTTTTTCGGTCGTGTAGATCGACGGGTCCATCGCTTGCATGATGCGCAAGCACAGATAGCCCGATTGCGCCAGCTGTCGCTCGAGACGTGCGGCCTGATCGATAAGGCGCGGTGATGAAGTTCGCACTAGAGTCTGCGCATGAACACCTGCGCGAACTCCCGGCTCGCCTTGGCCTCCCATGATGGGTGAGAAGCCAGCAGCTTCGTCAAATAACTTGAATAGAAAGTCGAGTTCCTGGAGGTAGTTCTCGGGTGGCGGCTCAAGCAGCTTCTGTGATTTGGCATTAGGGTTGGGATCATTGATGAAGCCACCTTCGTTGATGATCTTGAAATATTCCTCGGTCGTGACCGAAGTGAATCCAGAGAAAACCTGCGGCGCGTTGACGTTGCGGTCCCACATCACCTTGAGATCGCGCAGGCGCTTCGACAGGATGTCCTGCAACATCTGCACATCGGCAATCAGCGACCGGCCCCAGAAATAACCCGGTGTGGTCTGTGCCTGCAGCTTGACGAACGGATGATGACCAGGAATGCGCGACAGATTGCGCCGCGTCAGGTCGCCCTCGATGATGATCGGCTGTGCCCCGTACACGAACTGAATCGTGGTGTAGTCGTTATGCTCGTTCTTGACCCACACCTCACAGTGCTTGACGGTGCGTAACAGTCTTGTATTTGGCCGCCACGGCGTTGGTATCGGAAACACGTTGACAATGCCGGCAGCCGATGGCGCGGCGCCGACGTCACCGACGGGGTGCAGCCCGCCGACCACCATCTGATGGAAATAAGTCGGCTTCTCGCGGTCCTCGTTCCGCGTTGGCTCCTCCTCAATGCGGGCGATGATCTCTTTGGTGCGTGGATGATGTATCTCCTCCAGCATGGCGCGCAGTCGCGACACTGTCGGATAGCTGACGTGTACGAAAGCCTCCTGCTCGTCGAGGTCGAGCGTGGTTTCCGACAGCACACCGAAATTCTGCGGATGCACGGGCGCGATCTTGAAGGTCTCGTCGTGCGGCAGGTGCTTGAGGAAATGACAGCCGTTGACGAGATTCCAGGTATTGGCCTCCGAGAAGGTGACGTCTGAATCGGTCGATTTGTAATCCGCCGTGAGCTTCTCGGACACCGACTCGCCGCGCTCGAGCACGTCTTCGGGCTCGCTCGAATCAAACACAATGGCGAATCTCACGTCAGTCGGCTGCATCAGGAACCCGGCCAACCGGTCGATGAAGGCCTTAGACTTGTTGTAGATCGCCGCGTTGGTGCTGTAGGTGCCTGTGTAATAATATTGCGCAGCGCGGGTGTAAACGAGACCGCGCTCTTCTGACGTGGCCATGCACTCGTCAGTGACGTCCTTGAGCCATTCCTCAAGGTCTTGGGACTTGTTGGGGATGCGGAGCATTGGTGCTGCCCTATGCGCAGTATTTTCTTACGACGTTTTTCCACGCCTCCATGTCTTTTGGGTTGCCGCTGTCAAGTGCTTTTTTGTACAGATTTTCAACGGCAATGGCTGTTTTGACATCAGGATATGATGGAATGACACCTTTGCCATCAATGAAAATCTCTCCCAACGCGGAATCCTGTGCGTGCTTCATGGTTCTACCTCCTCTAGCATAATTATGGTCTCGGGGCCGTTTTGGTACTTGTTTTTTACCAAAAAATGCGAACCTGATTTAAACAGTACCTCGCTCTCAATTTTCCCCCACGTTGATGCCGGCTCTATCCATTTTCCGTTTTTGCTTTGAATGAAAAACCTGGCATTCCCCGCCATCGGTGATTGGTTCTTTGATGATGATGTAAAAGCACGTTCTGTGACAACGGTGCCGACTTTGTAACCATCCAACTCTTGCGGAGTAAGATGGGTCCGGCGTTCTGCCAGGCCCGTAAAACTCGGAAGCTTATCGAGTGCGCTGTTCAAGTAAGAGGTGTACGATTTATGGTGTTCCTCCATCACTCCTTGACCACGCAGACGGTTGTTTATGTTGTAACCGCCGCCGGTGTACGTCGCGATCGAAGCGGCTTCCGGGTGAGTCAAATCGGCAAATCCGGGGGCATTGGCCTTCTTCACCGCGTTGGCATATACATCAAGGTAATATTTCTGTGTTCCAGTTACCTTGCCTATATGTTCAAACGCCGTATCCAAGTCTTGAGGGGCTTGATACCCTTGTGGGACGAACTGGGCATTTATATTTCCTGGCGCATTGGGATCAATCCCCAAGTTTTGAAGAGCCTGGTTGTATTGCTGTTGAGTAATCTGACCACCGGCAAGTTGTTTCTTGTATTCGTTCAGCCTGTTTACTTTTAACGCTTCCGCTAACTGTGGGATCACCCCTGGCTGCGAGGGGGCTGTCTGAACAGGATTAAAGCCTAGAGCCTGGACAAAAACGTCATATTCTTGCTGGGTAATCTGTCCACCGGCAAGAGCGGCCTTATAGATATTCAATTTGGCGATGGCATCAGCAGCGCCGCCCGATACGGACGTTTTGGGCGGCGGCAATGGTTTTGGGGCCGGCTTCGGTGCCGCTAGCGGCTGCGGCCGCAGCGGATCAGCTGGCCGTTTGAATGCCGGATCGGATGGCGGTGGTGGTTCATCCGCTATCGCAATTTGCGATCCAGCAAGATCGTTCAAGTCCGATCCAATGCTACCGTTGTTCCAGGCCGTGGCAGGTGGACGTTGCGGCGTCCATTGTTGCTGCGGTTGCGACGTCGCGAGTTCGTCAAGCGTTGGATCAAAAGCCACAGCCTCACCACAGCTTAATCATCCGGTTTCGCTTGCTGTTGGCAATCAAATCAGGCTCGGCGCCCGATGCCAGATTGGCCTGTAGCACGTCGAGCCCGGACCCATACTTGAGCCGCGATTGTCGCCCCACCGCGATCGCCTGCTCAAGTGCGGCGTTGGTGTGCTGCCACTGGCTCGGAGTGACGGGGGTCGTCTGGTCCTTGTAGCGAACCGACGGCGTACCGTCCTGGCGATGCTCACGCTGGAAATCAGCGGCATGATAGTCGGTGGTGATGATTTCTTCGGCAATGTCGTGGGCGCGGGTGCCGATCGACCCAGTGATGCCGAAGGGCACAAATTCTTGGGCTGTTCTTGCCGCACACATCGGGCAGTCAGGCGGTGGATCATCGACTTGATCCATCGTCAGAGTCACCTCTAGAAAATGGTGGCATTGTTCGCAAGCATAAGTTCGTCGGATCGGCATGTCATGGCTCTGAGAGCGGCAACCCGCCCGACGTGACGGTTGCGGCGTAGAGCATCCCACCGGCAGTGACGCCGGAAATGGTCGTGCGCGGAAAGAACAGCCAGATATTGCCGCCCTGATCAATGCCGAGCCGGCTAGTCTCAATGCCGCCTGTGGCTGACGTCGGCGGCGTGGCGCTGACGACGACCGTGATCGAGAGCGGAGTGACGGCAGGGGGATCGACCGCGCCGCCACTTGGTACCGTGGTGTCGGTTGCCATTAGAATTTCTCCCGTCGAATGTACGCCTTGCGGTTGATTGAGGCGATCTTTTCAGAAAACGCGAACGACAGTACTGTACCAGCATTTTGCGGTGGCCGCTCGCCCTTGACGCTATCCCAGGAATGGTTCCTGGCCACCAGCATGGGCCTTCGCCATTCGACATAGGCGTGATGCGCAAGTGCCAGGGAATCGACCAGATCGTCATTTTCGCCGGTGTCGGGCCCGGCGCCAAGCCAGCCTTCGTCCTCGATGATAGCCTGTATTTGCGCCAGCAGCTTGGGCGAGCGCAGTTCGATGCGGTTGGGAACCATGATCGAGTCGCGCAATTCCGAGTAAATCTGGTGCTTGTTGTCCTGGTTGGCCTTCCAGGCGATCACGTTGCCGGCGCCACCCATGGTGTCGGCGCGCCGGTACAGGAACCAGCGGACAGCGCCGATCATGTCCTTGATGCTTTGGCCTTCTGGGTGTCCCTGCAGAATGCCGCGATCGGCGAGCTGGCGTAAATTCCTCACTTCGGGCAGGACAGCTGCGCCAATACCGCTAACCTCCAGGTTTGCGATATGATCGCGATAGGCGCCAGCAAGGTGAGCCAGAACCCAAGCCAATTGATAGGTGAGTGGCCGGTTGGTCTGGAATTCCGCCACCTGCACACAACGGTCCGAATAGCAGCGTAGCACCTCAATAGCATGGTCGTTGGCCTCCCCACCGCCGCCGCCTGAAGGGTCAACACCGATGACATAGAATCCGCCCGGCTCGGGCGGCTCCCACACCTTGAGCATGGCCTCTTCGTGATTGTTGACCTGCTCAATGCGAGAGGCAAGGAACTGCTCCTCGAACACGTACCTGTAGCCCTGATAAGGCGGTGAGACCGGAGTGAGAGATTCGACGATCTCAAGCGTACGCTTGGCCGGAAAAAAGCCAGACCCTGACGCAATGAAGCATTCCTTTTCCGTCCATGGATAGTGCCGCAGCATGTATTCGTCTTGACGGAATTCAGCCTCACGCCGCCACCATGCTATTTGCTCGGGCTTGATGGTGACTTTGTAGTTTTGCTTGACGAAGCGCGCGCGCGTGATTTCTTCTTCTGTGAGCGTGCCGCTATCCCAGTAAACCTTGAAATCTGGATCGGTTCTAGGGATAACGTACGTTGGATTTGCCCAGAATCCGATAAATATAAAACGCATATGGCGGTCTTGCTTGGCTTGTTGGACATGATTGTAAAACCAGTTGAAGCCATTGGCGACCGACTCCCAGATATAGAGCCGATGCGGATTGAGCCGCGCCAGCGAGGCCTTGAGCGATTCAACGCCGGGAAGACTCCGCCAGAGCGAGCATTCAGTTGCGTGCATCATGTTAAGGGCGCGCGAGGCGCCCAGATCGGGATTGGACGCCGCTGCCAATAGATCAATTGTCGATCGATTGGCAAACACCATGCCGTTTCGATTGTTGGTGATGATACGGTGGTCAGCCCCGCGCCATTCATCCGGTAATGTTTCGAGCAGGGAGGCAAAGATACGACGGAGACGTTCAAGATTGTCAGTGCGATCGGCAATAATCGCGCCCTGAATCCCCGGATTAGCCAGCGCCCAAAATAGCTCGATGACGGAGGCGACGGTTGTGATCGCCATCTGTCGCGACTTGAGAACAACAAACTCATGGACGTCCTCCTGCAGACCGCGCGCGACCGCGTCAATCACAAGACGCTGCGATGGCCACGGATCGACATGGCAGCGACCACTTTCCTTCGTGTCCACTTCTACGCTAGTTAATAAATCGTACAGCCCCTGTCGAATTGTTGGCATTTTTCAAAATCCTTGGATTGCCTCGCAGGGCCTTGCCCCGCCTGGCCTCGCCTTGCAGTGCCTCGCCATGCCTGGCCACGCCGAGCACTGCCAAGATCATTCATCCACCTCCCGCGGCGATATTTGCCGGCCGATGCCGTACCCATGGCCGTCTCGCGCCTTGAACTGACCAGCAAGAAGGCGTTGCCCGGCCTGTAACGTTTCGACTTTCTCGCCGTTCTGCTTGAGCTCGACGGCCAGGGCCTTGAGCGTGCGTTGGGTCGCGGTGACGGCCTGCTCGAGCCGAGCCATGTCAGCCTCGATGCGGGCGACGATCTCAAGCAGACGACGCTTGTCCATCTTGTTGCTTTCGGCTATAGGGCTCATCGGTCCTCCCCGTAGGATCGCCATCATGTGCGCATTTGGCGCCGCTCGTTAGAGCGGCGCTCTTTTTCATTTCCAACGCCAGACGCGGACTCGGCCCTTGTGCATCTGGGCGTCAAATGTTTTGCCATAGCGTTCGCTTGCTTGCCGAGCGTTCGTCTTGGCGACTTTAAGCGGTACGTCCATCAGGAAACTGTCGCCAACGGCAAGAGCTTCCCACGGATATTTCATTCGTCTCGGTAGCGGCGGATCGGGCTTGATGTTCTTTTCGATCTTGATCATGCCGGGATGCTGCAACACCAGCGAGACGGTTGTCAATCATTCCAAATTCCTAAATTTTTTTTCCAATTTTTTGAAATTTTTTTTCCAGCATGTGGGAAAAATCCTCTAGATTTTTCAGAGAGTTGGCGCGGGACGCCTGAGGGATAACGTCCCGCGCCGGGACCGGTGAAAGGAACTAAGCCCGGCCCTAACGACGATTCATTTGATCCCAAAGCCGCTGTTGCATCATTTGATTTTCATAGTGTCGCTGTGAATCCAATTGCTGCTGCAGCAATTCATTTCGTTGCCGCTGATATGCTGCCATATCATTCATGTATTGCTGTTCCCGCTGTCTTTGTTGTTGCTGTTGCATTTGCGGTATTGTGTACGGGTTACCAAGGTCGGGCCTGATGTACTGAATTGGTGTGACCACCATCGACGTCGCCAGAATCAAACCTGTTATCATGATCTTTCCTTCCGGGTGAGGTGCAAGATCGCACCGTGACGCGGCCCGTAGGCCGCGCTGCGCTACGATCAACTCCATCGTTTTGCACCACGAGGTGGTTTGTCTGCTTCAATGAGCGGTCGATTGCGCTTCTTTGCGTTTTCTACAATCCACAACAAACGAAGCAATCCGCCCTCATGAACAATCCACCCATACTCGGTATAGACGAATAAGAGTGGAGGTAGTTTTCTTACTAGCCATAGATCGCCGATGTGGGGTTTAGTACGAGATTTTTGTTTCATCCCACTGCCCTCTCGATCGTCTGCATCTTACGCACCACGGTGCCCGCCATACGGCCGTCGAACGAGCCTTCCAGCACTAAATGTTGAACAAGGATGCTGTTCTTTTGCCCAATGCGGTGCAGCCGATCCTCGGCTTGCGCCAAATTGCCGGGAACCCAATCGAGTTCGATGAACGCGACATAGCTTGCCGCGTGCAAGGTATGCCCCGCACCCATTACAGCCATCGTGCCGACAATGACACGGATTTTTGGGTCGGTCTGGAAAGCGTGGACTGCGGCCTGACGCTGCGCGACATTATCGCGCCCGTCCATTTTCACTACGCCATACTCGGCAAGACCTTCGATAATCGGATCAATCATGTCATCGCGATGATGCGTAAACACCACAATTTTCTCTTCTGAGTTAAGCACATTAATCAGATAGTCCATTGCGCCAGGCAGCTTGGCAAGCGCCGTCTGATGACGGATTTTGGCCGTGGCGGAGAAGGCCACGCCCTCAAATTCCTCCAGTGCTTGCACCGCCTTCTTGTAAGCGGCGTCGGCTTGGTTAACTGACAACGCCTCGACTTTAGCCCGCAACGCCGTCATCTCGGCTTCAGTCTTAGCCAACTCGGCCTCGACTTTGAGCATGTGCTTGGTTGCCAGCGTCTCGGCAGGCAGCGTGATGATTTGTCTACGCTTAGGCGGTAGCTCGGGAAGCACATCTTTCTTGAGCCGACGCACCATGATCGAGCCGCGCAAGCGGTCCTGTAGCTCTTCAAGGTGCGAGGCGCCGTCTAGTTGCCAACCATGTTCGTCCTGATAGGCGTTGCAATAGCGGGTATGGAACGCCATCCAGTCACGTCCCAGCCCTTGCCGATCGAGCGCACGCACTGTCGTCCATAATTCCTTGGGCCGGTTGAGGATCGGTGTACCCGTCATGAACAGCCGGCGCGTCGCTTTGATGGGGTAAATGCGATTAGCCGGTACATCGTCCCATCTGCCGAGAACGGCGTGAGTGCGTTGCGCCTTACTATTCTTGAGATAATGAGATTCGTCGCAAATCAACAAATCCCAATTGACGTGGTCGATCGCACCGCGATAGCGCGGCACCTGTTCGTAGTTGGTGATGACGATGTCGCACGGCTGCCATACGTCGCCCGACGACAATACTAGGATTGTCATCGGCCGATGACACCAGCGTATCAGTTCGTTTTTCCAGTTGATCTTGAGCGATGCCGGACAGACAATCAGTACGCGCTTGATTTCCGGCTTAGCATTGATTAACCCGATTGCCTGCACGGTCTTGCCGAGCCCCATTTCGTCGGCAAGGAGACTGTCCTTGCGCGTGGTCATGGCGGCAATGCCGGCCCATTGGAACGGCAGATAGGCAAGACCGTCCGGCGCTGGTATCTCAAAAGACGGCTTGCCGTTGCGGCCAATGTCGTTTTTGGTGAACGACGCTGGCGCCGAGTCGGCATGATAATCGTTCTGCGGCGCCGGCGCGGCGCCATTGAATGATGCAGCGATCGCCGCGTCCGACGTCCACCATTCTTTCTTGGTGCCGTCGAACTTGAAGCCGGCGGTCTTGATTTTGTCTTTAAGTTCAACGCTCCAACGAAACATAGCAACCCAACGGTCGCCTTTTTTGAGAATGGAAATTGCGTTCATGATGCAACTCCCCAAATAAGTGTCCAGCCACACGCTTCCATAAATAGTTTCTTATCTTCATCATTAAGCTCTAACATGTGAGCAAACGCGCTGCATGTATCAATTAGAATTTCATGAGCGTGGTCTGTGTCAGCCCAAACTTCCGCCTGTTGGCTGAACAATTCAGCTATTTCTTTGCAACCTAACGCCGTTTTCATGTGTGTTGTCCTTTCCAGGTTTTCGGCATAGTCGCCGTTTCTGCCGCCGCATTGCGCGCGGCGGCAGAGGCTGCGGCTAGGCGGCCTGTTCAGTTTGGGAAACATCAGCGAGACAGAGCAGGTGCGCTGCCAGCTGGCGCGCTTCCATGTCGGTCAATTCGATATAGCGGCGCGAGTGTCCCATCTGTTCGTCAAGGGTTAAGCAGATGACGCAATTCTTGTTGTAAGGCTCGCGATCGATATCGATCGTTATGCGCGGTCGCCGAAACTCATTGACGCGGCCTTCTTCGCCACGAAGCTTTAATTCGAGATGTGACATGTTGATGTTTCCTTTCCGGGTTTTCCGCAGTGTCGCGGCTACCGCGTCCCTCATGGGGGCGCGGAGTGTCGCGTCATGCACGATAAGATCGTGTAACTCGTTCCCAAAACACGATGGAAACAACAGCTGTTGCGGCACAAATGATTGCGGTAGTTTGGCCAAATGAAGCGCCAATGCTGGTAGCAATAGCGACTGATACCAGGTCAAGAAGGTCGTATTTCATTACTGTTTTCCTTTCCTCATTTCATGACAAGAATTTAGCATCTAAACCCTGACATTGCAAGTAGGATTTTGCCTATAACGACCTACCTGGTCGGCTAGGAAGTCCTCTGCCTATAGTCCTATTTTATAGGCCTATCGTAGGACACACCCCCTACCTACACCCGCCCGCGGAGGCCGGCCACAGGCCTATAATATAGTCCTATTCGGAGGACTCTACCTATAACGTCTCTTGGCCCGGGCGGTGAGTTTCTCGCC